TGCGGAGTAGCTCTCCTGGCACACTTGGGTTTTTCTTTGACTATAAGTATCAGCATGATAACCTTTTACGGAGATACAATTGCTGACAACTTAGAAGATCCGCATATCAGCAATCGTTACCTGTGCCAATCCATTACAAATACAATTGACAAGCATGAGCATTTTACCGGACATGCACAACTGGACTATTCAGTATTCAAGTATGTAAATGACAGCGTTAGATTTGTTCCGTTCAACGATTATCAGGCAGGGAAAAATGTTGTTGCAATCGGCCTCCATGGTGGATGGACTACAGTAAAACTTGATCTTATTAAGCAATGGTTCCTGTCAGATATCAATCGTAAAAAGGCATGGCTTGATCCTGGATGTTTAATAATACTGGACTACAGCGAAGAAGGTTTTACCACTGAGGTGTTTGAAGACTTGTGGGTATGGATACAAAATAACCAGCTTCAAGATCGCATCTTGTATGTTAGTAGTAGCTACAATGTCAGTCTGCTTTATAAAGAATGGTGCCAGCTGTCACGAATGCCCGATAACATGAGAACTTCATGGTATGGATTTTTTCCAAATTGGCTAATCAAAGATCACGGAAAAAACTCACTGCTGACTACTACAGCACAATGGACCAACCATAAGCGATACATGTGTTTAAATCGCAGGCCTCACCCGCATAGAATATTGTTGACAACATTGCTACAAAGATTTAAAATTGTAGATCAAGGTGCTGTTAGCATGCCAAAACACTTTGACGAAAAAGAAGTTTTTTGGAAGCCTGACGATTTTGATATACGATACCAGTGGGACCTGCTACAAACTAGAGCAAACGGATTCATTGATTACCTCAACAAAGACTTTGAAGAATTGTATGCTCGTCTTCCTCTAATAGCAGACACAGATGTATTTTCAACCAACTATGCACTGAACTTGAATACAGACTACTATAAAGATTATCCTATTAATGTTATCAGCGAAACATTGTTCTTTAGTGCGGCAACATTTGCAAGTGAAAAGATATGGAAGCCAATGCTAATGGAGCAGATCTTCTTTGTAATGGCGGCACCGTTTTATCTACAAAGTATGCGTGAAATGGGATTTCAAACTTTTAGTCCTTTCATCGACGAAACATATGATACCATTTTAGAACCACTTGACAGAGCTGATGAAATGGTAAGGAGTTTGAAGAAGATAATTAAACTGAGCGATGGCGATTTTCAACAGTTGCTTGACAATTGTGGTCCAATTTTAAAACACAACAAGCAATTGCTAAATGATCCGCTTACATTAGAAAAGATTATCAATCAGAAAGTTGCCCAGGCAATTGATGAAACCTGGTCGTACCTGGCACTATAAATATCGCTATGATATCAACTAAGAGTAAACACAATGGCAACTATTGAAGGTAATAAGAATCATCTTATTAAGATCCATAAAAGATTGGATGCCGTAAGTCCGACTTACTGCGTGGCCAAATGGCAGCAGGTAACAATTCACCTGGCCACTGGACAGACACATAGCTGTCATCACCCTGTCACTCATAAAATCCCAGTTGAAGAACTGATCAACAACCCAAGTGCATTACATAATACAAACTTTAAAAAGGGTTTGCGTAAACAAATGCTGGCCGGCGAACGGCCTAGCGAGTGCGACTACTGTTGGAGAGCCGAAGATGCACCCGGTGATCATAAATCTGATCGTATTAAAAAATCAGCTGATCCCGTATGGGGTGCTCCGTTACTAGAGTCAACTGCCCAATTGCCATGGGACGCCAATGTGCTTCCTGCCTATGTGGAAGTCAGCTTTAGTAATGTGTGTAATTTTGGGTGTGCCTATTGCAGTCCAGAAATTTCAAGTACTCTTATGCAAGAGACCAAACGATTTGGCCCTATTCAACTCAGTCAAAGCAAAGAAAACGATTTAGACTTTTTAAAAAGCAAAGGTCGCTTTCCAATTGCACACAAAGATCCAAATCCCTACATTGATGCATGGTGGAAGTGGTGGCCAGAACTCTACCCTGCACTAAAAGTATTCCGCATCACTGGTGGAGAACCACTATTAAGTAAAGAAACATTCCGCACACTAGATTGGATCATTAATAATCCCAACCCAGAATTAGAGTTAGCCATCAACACTAACTTGGGAGTAGCTGATGATATTCTCAAAGAGTTTCTTGAAAAATGCAATTATATTGTTGAAAACAATTTGGTAAAGACTCTTAAAATTTTTACCAGTTGTGATACACATGGCGAGCAAGCAGAGTACATTCGTAAGGGTTTGAATTACCGCAAGTGGTATAACAATCTATGGAATATTGCATTGCAGTATCCCAGCCTCGATGTAACCATCATGGTCACATTTAATTTGTTAAGCATACCAAGATTTGAACTGTTCCTTCGAGACATGCTGGCAATTCGTCAGGCCGCTGTCACTCCAAACACAAGAAGTGGCATGCGTGGTGTTAACTTAGATTTTCCGTATCTAAGACATCCTCGATATCTAAGTGCATTGATTGCAGATACTAACCTATTGGTTAAATTGAGTGCGTGTGTAGGGTTTATGAAAAGAAACCTGGCAAATTATAACGAAGTAAACTATCATAATGGATTTTATCCACACGAAGTTGACAACTTAGAAAGAGTGTACAATGTTGCACTTGCAGAATGGCCAGCCAGTCCGGAGAACATTCGTGCAAGAGATGATTTCTATTTGTATATTAAAGAAACAGATCGTCGCAATGGAACTGACTTTACTAAGATATTTCCAGAAATTGCATACTTCTATGAAAACGCCGGGAAGTATTATGAAGAAGCTCGTGCTAAATGGGTAGAAGAACAAAAGTCAGCTGAACCAGTGGCACCTGTTGAGAACACTGATAGTCCAATTAGCGATGCAGAAAATTAATCTGGCAATACAACACTGGGACGAATCTCTCAATTGGTGGCTTCCAAATACAATACCGTTAGATTATTCTGACAAACATAATTTACCAACGCACGGCCAGCAGTGGTGTTTAGTTGGCCTAAATGACTTTTTGTCTTGGCAAGAAAATCTTGGCTATGTTGCACTAGAATCAGTTGTTGATGAAAAGTTTATTTTTCCTATTATAATAAGAAGTAGTCACTATTTTCAAAGAATGGAGCATACTGGATTTCAGTATGTTGATCAGCGTGTGTTTGATGCTGTAGCCGATAACCGTTGTAAAATTGTATTTGTATTTCCATTTGAAGGAAATACTGGGTTTGGATATTTTGAAAATGACTTAAAAATACTAGATCGTTGGTGCATTGAACGAGGCCTTAATAAGGAACAGGTGTATTTTGTACATGCAAATCTTACTCCTGTTACGGATTTGAATTTTACAATGATAGGAGTGAATAGTTTTTTATGTTGGGTAAAAGCAATACACGACAGCATATCAAAATTTGAACCAACTACAGATAGCAATTTATTCTTAAACTATAATAGAAGAAGTAAAGTACATCGCGCAATGATGACTGCGTATCTGGTACGAGAAGGTCTATTGCACCGAGGTTTAGTTAGCTACCACGGGGACAATTTGAAAAATACAAAGCTATTGTTACCCGAGCATCTGCATAATGAAGCAGAAGTTATAGATTCGTTTATCCCTAAAGAAATAGATATGGATCTGGCAATTAACAATCCAGCCATACAAGTTTCCCTTGATCATTATAAATTAACTTTTCTTAGTGTTATTTCAGAAACACACGCGGATCCTGGAATGATATTTTTCTCAGAGAAAATATGGAAGACTATTGGAGTTGGGCACCCGTTTATGATTGTTGGCAATCCGGGCACTTTAACCAAGCTTCGAGAAATGGGTTATCAAACATTCATGCGGTGGTGGGATGAAAGTTATGATGAAGTTGAAGATCTGGAAATTAGAATCAGGATGATCACCAACGAGTTAAAAAGGTTAAGTAGTCTATCAGTTACTGAATTAAAACAGCTCCGTGCAGAAATAGATCCAGTATTAGTACATAATCAAAAAATGTTTAATCAACAATGGGAAGATTGCTGTTCACTTAACAATGAAGTTCAACTGGAAAAAATAATCAAAGGGATATGGAGTTCCTTTTAATAGGTTTCAATTTAATATTATGAAAGAAAACATGAAAGTAGCAATGATTGGATGTGGCAAATTGGGCCTGCCATGTGCTGAAGTAATGGCAGAACATTACGATGTAGTAGGGTACGATGTAGTTAAAGACCCTACTGCACAAATTCCAATGCTAGATACCATTGAAGAAGCTGTTGAAGGCCGCGATATTATATTTGTTGCTGTACCAACTCCGCATCATCCAATGTATGGCGGAGAAAGTCCAATCTCAGACATGGAGCCTGTAGATTTTAATTATGGGATTGTCGTTGATGTATTGCAGAAGTTGAATCTAGTGGTTACCAATGATCAAATGATTGTATTGATTAGCACAGTATTACCGGGCACTACAAGAAGACAGTTGCTGACATTTTTACAGCGTGGTCGTTTTGTTTACAATCCCTATCTTATCGCCATGGGCTCTGTTAAGTGGGACATGGTCAATCCTGAATGCCTGATCATTGGTACAGAAGACGGAAGCGTTACTGGCGATGCACAAGAGCTAATTGACTTTTATAAGCCTTTGATGAAAAATGAGCCACGCATCAACATTGGTACCTGGGACGAAGCAGAAGCAATTAAAATTTTCTACAATACATTTATCAGCACCAAAATTGGCATGGTGAACATGATTCAAGATGTTGCTGAAAAGAATGGCAACATCAATGTGGATGTTGTAACAGATGCACTCAAAGCCGCCACACAGCGTATCACAGGTCCAAGATATCTAACCGCTGGCATGGGCGATGCGGGTGCTTGCCATCCTAGAGATAATATTGCTCTGCGCTGGCTTGCCAAGGATTTAAATTTAGGTTACGATCTGTTTCAGGCAATAATGGGCAGTAGAGATGCACAAGCAATGAATATGGCGCATAGACTTACTGCACTTGCAAAAGAAAACAATTTACCAATTGTGATACATGGCAAAGCTTATAAACCATATGTTGAATATACCATTGGTAGCTACAGCCTACTGGTTGGTCACTATGCACAATACGACAATGTACAAGTTACATACGCAGATCCTTTAACTGGAGACACAGATTATCCAACTGGTCCAGCTGTAATTTTACTTGCACATAATCCTGCAATTACCTATGCTGGAACTGGCGTAGAAGTTGATACTGAACAATTCTATTTTAAATTTGCACCGGGTAGCATTGTAGTTGATCCCTGGAGAACTGTGACTGCTGTCAAAGGATGCAAGGTAATACACTATGGCAATCCTAAATTTAGTAGGCCGGCCATCAATGGGGCATTTTTATCACCTGTCTATAGTGGTAGTATTTTTAGAAAAATCAATGACACATTCAATGTAACACTAGATGCTACCAAGCCAGCATTTTACTTTGTGTATGTTAGTGTACCCGAAATCAATTTTGAAGAGCCAGCTGAATTGCTAATCAATAAAATAAAGGCTCAGATAAAACTCAAAGACTCCGACCGATTTATTTTCTTAACACAGCATGAAGGAATCATTGCACATGGTCAAATGTTCCGCAATCACCTTACCAAATTTTGGCCTGATTTGACCGATGACCAGTACATTTACGCAAACGAACTGCTTTCGCATGATGAGGCCAATGAATTAGCCGATCCTGGTTACAAAAATCATTTGAGTTTTATTTCTATCAACGAATGGTCAGACCAATGGATGGATACTGAAGTAGAGCATGACTATGCTAAAAAAGACAAGTGGTTCCTAAACTATAACAGAGTCTTAAGAACACATCGCTGTCAACTAGTGGCCGAATTAAAACTTCGCAACTTGACAGAACATGGACTTGTAAGCTTTGTGCCCGAAGGTGAATTTTACGAAGGGTTCAGACAAACTGCTGAAGATGTTCTCAATGAGGATCAAAATGTTTCCCCTGAGTATAAGGAAAAGTACATACCGTTATTGCAGGACCGCATGGTCATTGACGACTATAACATTACTACAAATGGTCCAGTAGTGTCAGACCATTACGAACGCACCATTCTAAGTGTGGTAACAGAAACTGCCTGGAACCAAAAAGAAATCTTTATCAGTGAAAAAACATTTAAAGCCATTGCACACGGACATCCTTTTATCATTGTTGGTCCTGCAGGATTTTTAAAGAAGCTTCGTGAGCTTGGATTCAATACATTTGCTGGTGTCTTAAACGAACGCTACGACGAAATCGAAGATCACAATAGTCGTCTGGGTGCGGTAGCAGATGAAATACAAAGACTATGTAACCTAGACCCTGTTACCCGAGGGCTCACATATAGTCAACTCAGTACCATTGCATACCAGAATAAAGAGATTCTCAAGGGTATAAAAGATTTGCACTTGCATGGAACCTTGTTTGAGTTCCTAAAGAATAATTCTTTATAAGTCTTTTACCAGTCGTTGTATAACTTCGCTGGCAGGTAATATTTCAGTAATATGATCTATTCCTTTGCCAGCAAAGATGTGTCCAGAACTTGGATTCACAATGCCTTTCATGAGACCTCTTGTATTGTTAAAATCATTTGGCATGATAACTTTTTCAAATACCAATGCTGATTGATTGTACTCAGTAGAGGATCCGTTATTAAGCCTGGCCAGGTCTGCGCTTGATGCTGATACCATTTTTAACTTTGATTCTGTTGATATCTTGCTCTCTGCACATGCGGCAAACATTGTGCCAACGCCTATTGCAAACACGCCCATGTCCATATACTCTTTAACTTGCTCGCTGTTTCCAATGCCACCGGCTGGAATGATTAGCATGTTAGGAAACTGTTCTTGAACTTCAAGAACTAGTTCTTTTAAAGATTTCCCGCCGACATGCCCGCGTCCTGCACCCTCGGCACCTTTTACAATAACTCCACTTACCTCTGTTAAGTTTTCTAAATCATATATGCCTAGCGTTTTAACAAAGGTTAATATTCCATGCTTTTTTAATTCTTTTGCAGAGTTGTTTATACCAATACTTTCATTGTTAAGTCCAACTATATCACCCCTGATAACTTCAACCGCTTTGATATTAAATTCTATCATTAGGTCTACAAAGCTTTTGGATGAATACTGCATAGATCCAACGCTAATTAGAATACTGCCGTCGGGATGGTCAGCGGTATAATCTATTAGATCCCGACGAAATGCGCTAATGTCTACTGAGTTGGGACCAGTGTAGTAATTAAAAATTGATAGGCTAGGAAGTCCCCCAGCTGATCTAATGGCCTTGGCCAATCGTATGTCAGACACACGATTCATTGCCATTGCGGCAATTGGATATTTGCAGTTAAAAATTTCGGTAAATAGCATTATAGTAATACTTATCATCGGAAACATACAGTCTGTAGGTAATTTTAATAAGAAAGAACAATAAAATGAGAATAGTATTAGTAACCGGCGGATTTGATCCGGTACATAGTGGCCACATTGATTACTTAAATGCGGCCAGCAAACTTGGAGACAAGCTCGTTGTTGGGCTAAACAGTGATGGCTGGCTAGAGCGCAAGAAGGGCCGTGCGTTTATGCCCATGCACGAAAGATTGGCTATTATTTCAAACATCAAGTGCGTCGATGAAACAATGATTTTCAATGATAACGATGGTTCAGCTTGTGATGCAATACAACAAATCAAACAAAGCTATCCTAATGACCAAATTATATTTGCAAACGGTGGTGACAGAACTAAGAATAACATACCAGAAATGATTTTTGATTATGTAGAGTTTGCATTTGGTGTTGGCGGGACCAATAAGAAAAACAGCAGTAGTTGGTTATTGAAAGATTGGAAGAGTCCACTAGTCAAACGACAATGGGGAGAGTATCGCGTACTATATGATGATGCGGTTGTTGGTCGACATACCAAAGTTAAAGAGTTGGTAATCCAACCAGGTAAGTCATTGAGCCTGCAACGACACAAAGACCGAAACGAATTTTGGCATCTAGTAGAAGGTGTATGCAATGTACATTCCCAAATGCCAGGCGGGTACAATTTACCTTCCAGAACATTAAGGGTACATGAGCGGATTGATATTCCAGTTGGAGAGTGGCACCGTCTTGAAAATCCGTTTAATTCACCTTGTAAAGTCATTGAGATCCAGTTTGGCTCTAGTTGTTTAGAAGAAGACATCGAACGAAAATCTACTTGACTTGTGGGTTTATGTGTTGTATACTTGTACTGTAGATTACAACTCACAGGAGAAATAAATGAGCTTTACCCCAGAACAAATTGCCAAACTTACTAAAGTGATTCAAGAAGGCGTCCAGGTCAAACGAGAAATTGATGACCTTAGCGTAGGACTAAAAGAAACAGTAGCGGCAATTGCAGAGGAAATGGAAATTAAACCAGCAGTCCTGACCAAAGCTATTACAAAAGCTTTCAAAGGTGACTTTGATAAGGACCAGTCAGATCTTGACGCTGTTGAAGAAATCCTTATTGTTACTAAAAATAAACAATAATGAAAAAATTACTTGTCAGTATAAGAGATTACATTCGCGAAGATTGGCAAGAAAATCCAGTACGCTGTGTATTAGAAATTTTTGCCTGGTTCTTAAGCATTGGTTGTGCATTTACAATGATGCTTACTGTACCAACTCCTCCGTTTTTAATTCTTTATCCCCTATTCATTTTGCAATGTGCAATTTTTGCATGGGCAAGTAAAACTAGAGGAAGTACTGGCATGCTGGCCAACTATGTATTGTTGGTCACTATTGATACTGTGGCACTAATTAGAATGTGGATGTGATGCAAGTTCGAAAACTTGACAAGCGATACTCGGGCTATCCGTATTTCAAGTACTTTGTTGAGTTAAGTCAAAGTAATGAAATTAACTTTCATAATGTTCGAGCATGGTGCTGGAACACATGGGGACCAAGCAAGGGCTACAAGGATTGGGAATTCCATCATAGAACTCCACGAAGTATTGGTGTTGATGTTTGTCAAAATTCCAACTGGTGTTGGTTGGATGACCAATATCGAAACCGCATTCTGTTCAAAGAAAAAGAAGATGTAGCTCTTTTTAAACTATACTATGGTGCGTAATGGAACAAGAAGTATCAGTCCATCATTGGCGGTACGAAGATGGATGGTATGACATTCCCTATATACTGTTAAAAGACAAAGGCATGCCAGTCCGTGAATTCCGTGAGGAAGTTGTTGGTTGGCATTGTTGGGTCTATTGCAACAATCACAATGAGTTTATTGCGTGGATGGAACAACATTGTCCTACTGCTGACTGTACGCCACGATTTAATAGTGGTAATCCAATGGTTACTGTAAACATTACCAGTAAAGAAGAGGCGGCGTACTTTATGCTTAACTTTAATGTTGGTTAACTCCACTTCAGGTTGAAAAAAGTAATATACGCATATTTGCCCTACAACAATTTTTAGTGTACAATGTAATATGGCTAATTTATATCTTGGAGATGTTGATGAAGAAGAACTGCTTGCATGGCTATGCGAAAACATTAGCTCATTGGTAATGACCACCAAGGCAGAATATTCGTATTTTAACATGTAT